TAAAAGTTATAACAATGCAGATGCTTTAAAAGCATATATTAAAGGTGAACTTGAAAGAGTAGAAGATGGATTTAGAGTAAAAGACCAATATAGTTATGAAGCAAATAAACAACAAATAGAAACATATGGCTTAAGTTCAGAAGAAGGACAGATTGCAGCAAATAGAATATTTAAAGTTATGAATGGAATAAATCAAGATTTTATAAACGCAGGTATTGAAAAATATGTTAAAGCAAACTTTTCAGAAGAAGAATTAGAAGCTAGGATAAACGTAAAACTAGATCAACAAAACAAGTATAATGAAGAAATGGAAGAAATCTTAGATACACTTAACCTAAAGAGGTTTTAAATTATGGCTACTAATACCACATCTACGTCACAAACCCATAACGGAAATGGTAGTACAGCCACTTTTGCTATATCTTTTTCTTTCTTAGAGAATACAGAAGTTGATGTTACAGTTGGTGGTGTTCTTAAAACACTAGGCACACACTACAATATTAGTGGTTCATCAGTTACTTTTACTTCTGGTAACATACCTCCTTCTGGTACAAACAATATAAAATTTCAAAGGGATACAGATATAAGTGCAAAGAAAGTAGACTTTGCTGATGGTAGTGTTTTAACAGAAACAGACCTCGATAATAATAGTGACCAAATATTATTTGCTCAACAAGAGATTACAGATAAATTAGGTGGTATTGAAGAAGGAGCAACAGGAGATCAAACCGCAGCAGAGATAAGAACATTAGTAGAAGCTGCTACTGATAGTAATGTCTTTACTGATGCAGATCACACAAAATTAAATGGTATAGAAGCAGCAGCTACTGGAGATCAAACAGATGCAGAAATAAGAACTGCTGTTGAAAATGCTAATGACAGCAACGTGTTTACAGATGCAGACCATTCAAAACTTGATGGAATAGAAGCAGGTGCTACAGGAGATCAAACAAATGCTGAGATAAGAGCAGCAGTAGAAGCAGCATCAGACTCTAACGTATTTACAGATGCGGATCACACAAAACTTAATGGAATTGAAGATAATGCAACAGCAGATCAAACGGTAACAGAAATAAAAAGTCTTATAGCTGGCAGTCCTCTTGATGCTAGTCATCTTGCAGCAAACTCAGTTACAACTTCTGAAATAGCAGATGCAGAGTTAGTTACTCTTGCTGGTATGCAATCAGGTACAGCTTCTAAATTAGCTGACAGTACAGCTTTAACTGCTGATATAGCAGACCTTAATCAAATAGATGGTATGCAAAAAGCAACCACTATAACTGATGACGATACTAAATTTCCTACAAGTGGTGCAATCGTTGATTATGTAGCTGCACAACTAGCACCTATTGGTGGCTTAGAAGCAATAGCAAATGAAAGCTCTTTTCCTAATACACAACCAGCATCAGGTGTTGTAATAAGTATTGCAGATGCAGGTGGTATGGCAGTTAGCAGTACTGGTACAGCTAGTGGAGCAACCCTTGATGGTACAACAGTAAATATATCTGGTATTGCTTCAAACTTTCGTGGAACTTCTGTTTCTGCTGGTGTAAGATTTCTTGTTGTTTCTACAGGTGCAGGTCAAAACTATACATACCACAAAGCAACCTTAAGAGAAGATGACCTTGTAAGTCTTAGTGGAGATATAAACGATTTTGCAGAAAGATATAGAGTTGGATCTAGCAACCCTACGACTAGCTTAGATAATGGAGATTTATTCTTTAATACAAGCACAGGTAAAATGCTTGTGTATAACGGTACAAACTCTGCTTGGGAAGAAGTACAAAGTATAGGTAACTTCTTTATATCTACACTTAGCCCTGCATTTGATGGCAGTACACAAAATTTTACTCTTAGTGATGCACCTACAAATGCACAACAAGTTTTATTAATAATAGAGGGTGTAGTTCAGAAACCTAATGCTGGTACATCTACACCTACAGAAGGTTTTGCTTTGGATGGTAGCACAGTTAAGTTAGCTGCTGCCCCTGCTACTGGTGCAAGCTATCACGCAGTAGTAATGGGTTCTACTGTTAATATTGGAACTCCAAGTAATAACACAGTAAGCTCTGCTATATTACAAAACTCATCAGTAATAGAAGCTAAGATTGCAACAGATGCAGTAACTTCAGCCAAAATAGCAAATAGTGCAGTTACAGAAGCAAAACTAGGTGCAGGTGTAGTTACTACAACAAAGATTGCTAATGATGCAGTTGATAGTACAAAACTTTCTGCTGGAGCAGTTGATAATACTGCACTAAGTAACAATGCAGTCACGGAAACTAAGATAGCATCTGGAGCCGTGACTAACTCTAAAATAGCTGATGATGCAGTATCAACAGGAAAGATACAAGATGACGCAGTTACACAAGCCAAGATAGGTGCTGGTGCTGTAGGAAGTACGGAAATAGCTAATGATGCAATCACAAGTGATGAATTAGCTTCAAATTCTGTAAATTCTGCTCACATCATTAATGGTTCGATTACAAATACTGATATAAACGCAAGTGCAGCGATAGATGGATCTAAACTTGCAGATGACTCTATATCTTTAGCTAAACTAGAACATGGCACATCAAGTAATGATGGCAAGTTTTTAAGAGCAAACAACGGAGCAGATCCTACGTTTGAAACAATAACAATACCACAAGCATTTGTAAGTGGCATGATATTACTTTGGTCAGGAGCAGCTAACGCTATACCTTCTGGGTTTGTTCTCTGTGATGGTACTAATAGCACACCTGATTTACGAGACAGGTTTGTAGTAGGTGCTGGTAATTCTTATTCTGTAGGAGCTACAGGTGGTGCTACAACTGATTCTATTACCGTAAGTGTTTCTGGTAATACTGGAACCCCAAGTGCTACTGGTATGGCTGGTTTTCCACTTGCTACTAGCTTTGGTTTAGGTAATCACACACACAGTTTTAGTGGTTCTGGTAGTGCGACAGTCGACACATTACCTCCCTACTATGCACTCTGCTATATAATGAAAACATAAGTTAGTTTACTATGCCTTTAACACAAGTTACATCAAGACTAATAGAAGATACCTTACGTTATGTGTTAGGTGCTAGTGGTACAGATCACTATACATTTACAGGTAAAGGTCTTACAGGTGCAGTAAATGACCCTACACTATATCTCAATAGAGGTCATACTTATATCTTTGAAAATAGAAATAGTAATGGCGCACACCCTTTTTATATAAAAACCAGTATTGCTAATGGTGGTACTAACGATCAATACAGCACAGGGGTAACAAATAATGGTGGTGCAGGTGGTACAGAAATAGTATTTACAGTACCGCATGATGCTCCTGACCTTTTGTATTACCAATGCAGTAGCCACATTAATATGGCTGGTCAGTTTAAAATTTCTGGCTCTGTAACAGATGGAAGTATAACAGAAGGCAAACTTGCTAGTAATGCAGTTACTACCATAAAAATTGCAAATGCTAATGTTACGAATGATAAATTAGCTGGTGACATTCCAGCAAATAAACTTCAAGTCAATGATGCTAATATCATTATTGGTGGTGCTGGTAATGATGGTGCGTTACAAACCTTAAGTGGTGATGTAAGCATGGATAGAACTGGTGCAGTTACCATAGCAGATCAAGCAGTAACATTATCAAAATTAGAACATGGTACATCATCTAATGATGGTAAATTTTTGAGAGCAAACAATGGAGCAGACCCTAGTTTTGAAACAATAACAGTACCAATTGGAATACCAAGTGGAGGTATTATTATTTGGTCTGGTGCAGCAAACGCTATACCTAGTGGATTTGTTCTATGTGATGGAAATAACAGTACTCCAGATCTTAGAAATAGGTTTATTGTTGGTGCTGGTGATTCTTACTCCGTAGGAAATACAGGTGGTTCTAACACCGCAACCGATACGGTTAGCATCTCTGGTTCTGATACTGTTAATATTTCTGTCTCAGGAACTACTGGAGGTGGTGGAGGTAGTTATACGGCTGGATTGTCACTAGCAGGTGGATCAACTTTAAGTGCAGCAGGTCATACACATAGTTTTAGTGGTTCTGGTTCAGATACAGTAAGTATATCTGGTTCAGATACAGTAAGTGTTGATACTAGATCGCCTTACTATGCACTTTGCTACATAATGAAAACCTAATTAGTGGATATACCAGAAATATATTTACCTGATACAAACTATATTCTTAACCCACCTAATACAATATTCTATCCACCTGTGGCAGAGGAACCTTATCTAGATCCAATTCTTTTACCTTCTCTGGAACAAGTTGAGTCGGGTCTGGAAGGTCAGGAATCTGCTGCTGAAGAAGAAACAACATCTTCAAAGGGGGAAGAGTTACAGCTAACACCAGAAACAATACCGCAGAACCAGCTAGTACCCAAAGAAACTTTATCAACTGAAGAACCTATAGCTACCTTTACTATACCTTTCTTTGGTGAAATGCCTATACCTGCACCAGAGGTCATAGCTTCTAGTGTAATAGCAGCAGGTACAGCATCAGTTGCTAGTGTAGTTGGCGGTATTGCTATGCAATCAGTACTAGCTTTTATCAAGAAAACATTTAAGAAAATATTTACTAAGATTCTTAAAAAAGAAGTCGCAAATGTAAAAGAAAAGATGGATAATAATAAAGGTAGCTAGAGTTCACATACCTGTACGTGTGGCGTCTAACTAGCTACTTAAATTTCTCTGCGTTGGCTTTTACATAACTTCGTATATTGATTACATCACTACATATATATGCGAACTTAGACTTAGGATTTATCATGTAACCGCTTGCGTGAAGCTGCCCACACTTCAAGATACGAACTAGCTGCTTATCATGCACTTGCTTGTCTAGTTCTTCTTTGGCTAGGTCTAGCTTTACTTTTGCTAGTTCAGAACACGTTTCATTATTAGTTCCAAGTGGAAACATAAATGACATCTGGACTCCCCAACCTTCATTAATGTTATATGTATCTTCTCCCTGTGCATCATTACCTGTATAAAAAGGAGTTACAGCCATAGTAGGTTGACTACAAATCAAGTTTCCAAACTGTAGTTTACCTGTCATTCCATTATTAACATTCATATTTTGGTTGATAATACTAGAATTACCAACAGCATTAGGTTGAGCCTGTACATTAGTATCGCCTTCGGCTCTTGCTTTATTACTGGCTAAAGACAGACAAAGAAGTGATAACGCTAGTAGTCGTAATCGCATCATTAAGAGTAATCTTTTCGGTCATTTGACTTGCTGCTCTAGTAGTAATACTAAGTGACCAATCTTTGGTGCTATCTGCAACTGTAAATACTGCATCACCACCAGCAATACCAGCAGATGCAGCTACAGAAATATTAGATGCTTCCCAAGTGTTTAGGGCTGACCCATATTTTTCTGTGACTACGCTGCGAGTTATGGTCTGTGTAGTATTTTCAGTTCTGTTACTAGAACCAGTAGTCCAAGAAGGTACTCCGTTTGCGTAACAAGGTGCAGCTATAAATAAACTTAGTAATAATAGTTTTTTCATTTGGTGGTTACTTTAGTGTTCTTATTATCTACTATAGTATCTTTTTTCTTTTTTATCGAAAACCCTAGTGACGCAGTACTTGCTGAAAAAATACTTGCAATAAATGTCGGATCAAAATCTACAATCTTTTTGCCAGATGGCGGTTCGTAATATGAGAGAGATAATAGCGTTGCCGACCACAAAAGTACGCAAACTTTTACAATGGTTTCAACTTTATTTGGTTCTTGGTCTTCCATAGAAGTGCAAACTCTTGTCTAATACTAGCAATGTAGCTATGTTTGGAAAGTAACACAAGATTATTATGCTCAAACTCTTAAAACCAATACTACTAAAGTTTTTTACTACAACTGCTGTAAAGAGATTAGTAGTCGATTTGCTTAGAGCTATTTGCAAACAAACTACCAACACACTAGATGATCGTGCTGTTGATATGTTAGAGCAACAGTTATTTCCTAAAATGAACTGATATGAACCACAAAGAATTTTTTAAGATACTCGTTGGCAACCCACCGCCAGAAATCGAGTTTGAAATCGAGGTCAAGCAACGTGAGACAGAACAAATGCCAGAAGAAGCTGTAAGAGCATACTGTTTAGACCTTGTTAAGTACACAAAGCTACAGGATTTGCTTTTAACTTCAGCAATAATGCGTATATCAGATATAGAAACTAAATTAATGCGTTATGAAAAAGGTATGAAACTATACAAGAAAGTAAAAAAATTAAGTTTCTTTGGTAAAATAAAGTATCTTCTTACTGGAAATACAGGTAAGAAATGATTATATTATTTAAAAACAAGACTAATCATGGATAAAAGTTTAAAATTATTAGAGACTTTACATGAATGTTTAGCGAAAGAAC